CTTGTAAAAGTCTACAAGTTGTTTTGCATCGCCTGTTTCCGAACCGTCCTCTGTGCCAATCATTACCATCTCTGGATTGACCATATCCCAAGCTACACTTCCCATTGCAATTAAATACGGATTGTAAACAAAACGTGTATTTGGTACTAGGTCTACAAATTCTCTACGTGTTGTTCCTGGTAATACTGTACTAATAAGTACTAACAGCTGATCCTTTGTCATATGCTTGTTAGCTTCAACTAACACTTCTTTTACAATGCTGTAGTCAAAGTCTTTTGGTTCTAAGTGCGCAGTGGGAGCTCTTCCATCATAATCTGGATCATGAGGAGTAGGCACTGCTACAAATACAATATCTCTACCTTTTACTGCTCCGCCTATATTAGGGAACATTGTAACTAGATGACTCTTTCGTCTTTCAACATCGTAACCTGTAACATTGTGTCCTTTTGAAGCAATTGCTTCTGCACACGGTAATCCTAGTTTTCCAAGTCCAATAAAACTAATATTCATGTTAATCCCTGCACATATAATGTTAAACTTTCACTTAACCAATGTTTTCTTTGTAAAACAGTGTATAAATTTAAATTGTGTTCTAAAATATCTTGCATTTCTTTACGTATTCTTATAAGATCCGCACTTTTATATTGAGATAATTTTTTTAAGTTTTTTATAATTATTTCTATACGGCTATTTAAATCTAAATCTAAATCGTAACCTTCATCCCACCAGTCACTGAAAGTTACAAACCCTCTTGTCCTTAAATCTTGCAATGTACCTGGATTGCCTAAAGTCATAAATGGCATACCTATTGCAATAGGTTTATACACTTTTTCACTAAAAAATAATTGATCACTTTCAATATTAGATTCTGTATTAAGAAACAAAAAACTTTTAGTGCAATGTAATTCAGGAATACTAAAATTAGGATTTATACTAGACAGATCTTCAATATCTAAAACATCGAATGTTTGTTTTTCTATCTTCGTATATGGATTTTTTTCTTTATACAAACTAAATGCTCCATATACATCTCCCCAAGTATTATACCCGTTTGATAGAAGATTATTATCTATTATTTTTTCCATTAATACGCATCTATGATGTCTTGCTACTCTGTTAAAATTAATATATAGCTTGTTAGGTCTGTAATCCAATATAGATTCTTTAGATTTAAAAGTTTCCATCCAGGTATCATTATATACTACTGTTAGATTAGGCATATTACTATTAAATTTTTTATTTGCTGTAACTGCTAAAATATCAAATGAAAATTTGTGAGCTATTTCATTTACCGATTCTACAAAATGTCTAGAAGTTTCAAACAAATCATATATAGCTAATACTACATTAGACTTTGACAGTAATTCTACATTATCATTAATAAACTTATCAATATGAAATTTCCAATTTTCTAGTGTATCTAAACGTTCTGCATGATTATAAAATACAGGAACTATGTAAAAATTATTTTCCGACATTAATAGATCTGACTCGCAACGATTAGCTGCCTCAAAAATCATACTAAAATCATTTTTGCTAGAAACATATATTTTTTCATAAGACCCTACAACATTTTCTAAGTTAAGATGAGAAAGTGCTTGACTGTGCTTATACTGTCTTTCATCTATAATTTTATATATAATCTGTGTCATCTAAAATTAAACTTATATTTTTACCTGGACCTGCACGACTAGGTAGGTCTCCGTATTTTTCAATATACCATTCGATTACAGCACGATACCAATTTTGACTGTTGTGGTGTGCTTGTTTATTGAACTGGTGAATATTATTATTAGTAGCCTGCATGGTGCTAAGTGCTCTTGCACTTTCTTTTTGTAACTCTCTAAGACTTAATTCACTTATATCCAATTTTCATAAACCTTGAGTATTTTTCTAATTGTAATTCTCCTAAATAAAGACAATTACTCATAGGTGTAGATAAACTAAATTCTTCAGCATCTTTCGAACAATTAACATGTTCTTCTACTTCATAATAGTTATTACTTTGTAGTATCACTAGTTTGCCTTGTGGTATTTTTGCATACCAGTTGGCAAAGTTTTCTATATGCTCGCAGCTAGTATTAATAATCGTATTAGGTGAATCTGTAATAGGATAGCTCATTCTATTGTTAGCATTACTCCAATACTGCCATGTATGTTCATTATAATTTATATCTTGTATATCTTCTACTAATGCTTTAAATTGCCACTGATTTGTAAACCAAGACTTATTGAAGGTTTCGGCTATGTCAACAGTTGTTTCATCAATATCAAAACTGCGGATTTTATCTACCTTAATATCGTTTTCAAAAATCATAGTAGCAAGTGTAGCATACCATCCTGCGCACAAAAACACAGTGCCGAGATCTACATTACATTTTTTAAGTTCATGCACTAACCATAATTTACTTTTTAGTTGTCCTCTACTAAAACAATCATTATCAATATTAGTATCATTTACAAAAAAACTTTTAAAAGCTGGAATAAATTGGGTATTAATTTGTTCACTTAATAATGGCCATAACTTCCAGGTATTATCTTCCATTATTAATTTGCGCAGGTCTTCTTTGTTTTTGTCAGTAACTAAGCGGAGTATACTAGATAAGTCCTTGTCAATATAAGACCTGCGTAAGTCTGCAAGTTTACTTTTAGTAGGAAACAGTAGTTCAAATCTATCTAATAACTCAAATGTTTGCAGCATCAAATTGCTCCTGCAACCATTCAAAGTCATTTATTCTACGCAGATCTTGCGGTGATTGTGTGTGTTTTTCTCCGTATTTTTTGCCTTGAATAGCACCCTGGATAGCATACTCTCCAAAGTCTCTATCAGAGCCTACCGTAGTCCAAATTTTAAGTCTTGCATTTGTTTCGTCATCTTTTTGTCTATCGATTATTTTTGCACTTAATTTAGCACACTCTCTAAATGCACTTTTCCATGTTTCAAACGGTGATATATTATATTGTGTAATATTGGATATCTCAGGCATTGATTTAAATTTATTTGTAATACTAGTTGTCATATCAGGCTTGCTGATATCCATGTCAATCGTTGCCTGACGTGGAAATAGTTTTATACCGCCGTACCCATACACAAGATCATTAATAGGGTTTTGACTTCTCCATACATGCACATGATCTAACTGATGATCTGGAACTTCATAATTAAAATTAAAATCATCTACAATTCTTGCATCAGCGTCTACAATCCAAAACATTTTTGTAAAACATTTTTTAGCCGCGGCAATATGCGCCTGATGTATTCCTTTTACACCATGCACACGCTTTGCAGTTGGAAAATCTTCTTTTAATCTTTTCCAGTTCTGTTCAGCATTAATTTCTTTGTAACTTATATAAACTATATCATACATACTTTATTATACTTTATTTTTTATTGTTTGTCAAGATATAACCACGGTAGGTATTTTTTTGTATCTTGTTTTCTATAATTGTCTTGTTTTTCAACATGAGCTTTAAACTGTTCTATCTTCATTTTAGGGTTTGTAGTTTCCATTAAATTAATACATGCAATGAGTTGGTTATAAAGATATGTGTTTCGATCATTTTTCATTTTATCTGCATGTTTAAGTATTTGATTCTTAAGCTTTTGTTTATGTTTCTTTCTTAATATACTTGTACAAGAATGTGACGGACTATATGGCCAAATAAAATACGGAATAGTTCTAAAATTCTCTATATGCGAAAACTGATTAAAGTATTTTAATATATCTACAAATCCATGAATTCCGTAAGTTTGAAATACAGTGTGTATTTCAACTTCATAGGTAGGATGATTTTCAATTAATTCTATTAGCTTCCTAAAGTTCCTGTCAACAACACTCCATTTGCCTGGATACCTTACATATTCGTATAAATCTCCTACAGCATCTATACTTATATGCATACGTACCATTTTAAATTTAGACAATCTGTCAAAAAATTTCTTAGGCATAATAGTTAAATTTGTATGAAACGTAAATATAATATTTTTGCTTAAATCGTTATTATGTAAGTAATCGCAAAATTCTAAAAAATCATTGTTTAGTAAAGGTTCGCCGCCTGTTACTAGTAATTCTGTAACAGTAGCCGATATTTTATCTAATGTTATTTTTAAATTTTTATAAGACCATTTATTATTATCAAGAGGCTCAAAAAATTTATACAAATCATTGTATTCTGTTTCAAGCTGATTTGATGCCCAAGGACCGCACATTTTACATTGTAAATTGCATTTATTACTCCAAGACAAGTCTAGACTTTCTACTGACAAATTAATAATTTCTCCAGTTTCTAAATCTGTATTATCAGTAAATTTTTCAACTTCAAAAGATTGCATAACACCATTACGAACACTTGTTCCGTTTTTATCTTCTATAGAATAACATGCACTACATATATTAGGCCTATCTCCATTTAACATTTGTTTGCGTATATTTTTGTAAAAATCTTGATTAAAATAATCTTTAATATTTTTTATTTCATTGATGTATATAGGATTACCGTCTGAATCTAGTATATCACCACTAGTACTGGTATTACAACAGATTCTCATTCTGCCGTCAGTATGTGTGCTAAAATGTGTCCAGGGATATGGACAAATAACATCTTTAGAATTCATAAATCTAACTCCGGTATGTATTGTTTATGATCAATTTTTCTAAAATTATCTAATACTTTTATTCTATTTTTAAAATTTTCAAAGTGTTTTTCATTACGAGGAGCTTGTATTTCGTGTATTACTAGATCTATTTTATGAACAATTTCAGGAAACTCTTTAAGTATTAATGAGTTTTTCTTATATTCTTCTAATCTATCTATTGCAAGTGTTTTATTTCTTTCAGAAAGATTATTTACTGCCTGTCCTTCTGGAAAGTAAAGTAAGTTTATGTTATACGGCCATTCTTTGAAATACGGATATTCTGTACTTTGTTCTTCTATCCAATATAACAAATCAGTTAAATTTAATACATTTAATAAATTTACTGTGATATTAGTTGTTAATTTAACATTATTAGCACTTAAATATGATTTTGCTTTTTTATAATTAGTCGAAAGTGCCGGCCACTTACTAGGAAATCTACAATATTCTTGAACTTTTTCCGTACCGTCAATACTAGCAATAAGTTCAAACTTTTTAAAATGTGGCATAAAGTCTAGAAAACTCTGATGTATGTTTGTTAAATTAGTAGCAACATGTACGTTAATATTTTGACTTAATCCATTATCAACTGCATATTGTAGTGCTTTGCTTACCCAAGGCATCAACGGTGGTTCGCCTCCGGCAAAACTTAATGTTTCTATGCCAGGTAATATTTTACAGAAACTATTCCATATGTTTTCGTCATCACTCCAGTCTGGAACATCTATTCCTGCAAAATCTTTGTTGTTTTCTATTATGCCAGGCTTGTCTGATATCTTCTCAAATCTTCCTGTATTAACTTCAATTCCGCCATGTGTTTTTGCAAGTGCTTTTAATTCTTTTGCTATCTGACTGCTGTCATAACTGTTGCACATTACACATTTTAAGTTACATAAGTTGTTGGGTTTTAGTTCCAATCTCTTCGGTGTCTTATCAGAGTGTCCGTTGTTGTCTAGTGTTTCGCTTACTCTGTTTAAAACTTCTCTATCATTTTTATATTCATTAACAGACCGTTGCCTCATACTTGCAATGCCATCTCTATAACAAATGTCACACGCAGATAATTTTTCACCTTTATACATTTTAGTTCTAATATCTTTTAAACTATTACTGTTCCAAACTTCTTCAAACGTATTACCGTGGGATATAACAAACTGATCATCAACGCCGCTATCGAGCTCTAGTTTTAATGTGTCAGCATAATAGCAGCAAGGTTTTACATGTCCTGCAGGATTAGTGCTTAGTTCTAAAAAAGGATAAAAACAAAAAGTATTACTTTCGATTATTTCTTTACGTAACTTATCTATCTTATCCATTATATTGCTCCAATATATCGTGAAACTCTGAAAATGTATCTTGGAAACTTGTGTTTCGAATCTTATCAAGGCCTTGAATATAATCTAGGTATTGCGGATATAAATCTGATAAGTCTTCTTGATACATAAAATCTATTTGATGAGATATTTTTTCATTCCATTGCTTGTTGTCGGGCAGTTTTAAGCTATCCCATTTGTCTTTTATTTTATCTTTTATTTCTTTAGGAAACATTTGTGTACAAAGATATCTCGGCCAATGTACTGTTCCTGCATGAAATAATCCATTATGGTGCCTTATACCTATTTTTTTAAAGTTTTGTTCAAGTAACGATGTAGCAAAGTCTGTAATATAAAATATATTCATTGCATGTACTGTGCAAAGTATTTTTACTTCAATATTATCAGGTGTGTTATCTAATGTATTTAGATTTTCTTGTATAATATTCCAGTCAGCCGGATATCTTACATAATCATGATGTTTGCCCCAAGCATCCATACTAATCATTAGTTCTACATATCCAAACTCTTTCCAAAGTTCTAATACTTCTTCTGGCAATACTGTGCCATTTGTATGATATCTAAGATTAATATGCTTACTATGTCCTGTCTCTACAAGTTTTCGTAACATTCTATGATGTTCTTTTATAAGCAGAGGTTCTCCGCCGGCAAAAATCATATGACGTATGTTTGCAAACATAGGCTCAAAGTCTTGCCATAGTTTTTCTTTTTTGTACCATTCAAACTTTGTAGTATCAATTTCTAGTTTATGCTTCCAATCCCACTTTGCATCTGACTTTAATTCTTCTGCTAGTTTTTTAGCAGGATTTAACCACATACTACTGTCTTGAGGCCTACACATCACACACTGTAGATTGCAAGTATTGCCTAATCTAAAGTCTAGTGTTACTAAATCTTCTTCTAGTGTGCCGTCTTCTTGTGTAGATTCAATTAAACTGTTGATTTTATCTTCGCCTAGTTCTCTAGTCCATAATGTATTTTCATTAATACGATGACTACGGATGCCTGCCGATTCTTCTTTATAGCAGTGTTCGCATGCCATGACTTTTTGTCCAGACAACATCTTTTTTCGAGCATCTTTCCAATGTTCGCTGTTCCATATTTCACTTACTGTTTGATCATTTAGATTGTGCTTGTAACTGTTTTTAGCAACACAGCATAGTAAGGCACTGCCGTCAGTCCATGTAGCCATATGTGTCCAGGGTAAAACGCAAAATGTTTTTGATTCAGTCATTTAAATTCCATATCTCTTTAAAAGAAGGTACCATTTCTAAAAAGTTTAAGTTTCGTTCTTTATCTAGACTACTAATATTTTCTTTTACTAGCTGCCAGCTATCTATTCGATCTTCGCTTAATCTTTCGATTGTAACTTTGTAAGGATTATCAATTATAGCATAGTTATAGTCTAAATTCAACCGATTAAATTTTTCTATAAGATTATTTTTGGTACTATTAGGTAACGAACTTAGTTGTTGCCAATGAGGCCATCTAATCCAATCCCATTCTACCTTCCACAAGGGTAAATTATTATGTATGTAATCTACTAATTTATCTAGTTCTAATACATTAACTAAATTTACTACAGTATGAATAATAAAATGCATGTTACTTTTATGTTGCCACCATTCTTCAAATGTTTTAATTATTGAAATACAATCATTAAATTTAGAAGGCCATCTATACCAATCGTTTGTAGTATATATACCGTCCATACTTACGCACAAATATACATTATTACATTGTTCGATTAAATCTTTTAATTCTTGGTCAGGTAATACAGTTCCGTTGGTACAAATTTGTAGATTTACTTTAGTTAAATCTAAGCTACGTAGCAGTTTCTTAAATTTAACACCTTCCATAAAAGGCTCGCCGCCGATAATTTTTAGATCAGTTACATTTGATAAATCCCACTTTTCAAAATCAAAGTCATTTTTTAAAAATCCCTTTGTTTCTACTCTATTTGCTTTTTTATCTTCAGCTTGCCATTTACTACTAAAAAATCCACTACAATGCGCACATGCTAAGTTGCATAGATTGCTAAAACTTACTTCTAATTGTTGTACAGGCACAGTTTTATTTTGAGTAGGTGTAAATTTTGAAAGACTATGCTGTCTCATACTACGCAAGCCGTTGCGCTCATCTTGATAGCAACCATGACAACCTTCTACAGGTTCTCCAGATAGCATTTTATCTCTAATGTCTTTCCAATGTTCTGTGTTGCGCACACGATTATTCCAAACGTAACTATCTTCTTCGTCAATGTGAGGATATCTACAGCAGGGTATTGTTAAGCCGTTTGGCCTAATAGCTGCTGCAAAAAAAGGATATGAACAAATAGTATTATTCAATGCCTAATTCCTTTGCAAGTTCAGGAATAGCATCTTTGAAACTTTCGTTTCTAGTCTTGTCTAGCATACGAGTATAATTTAAAAAGTTTTTCATTAGTGTTTCATGATCTTGATGCTGTTCTTTACGCATTAGATTAATAATACCCTGAATTGTGGTTTTAATTCTTGGTTCATTTAATAATTTACCTTGATACGACTCTAAATTAAGTGCAGCCTTTTCTCTAATATGCTGCGGTAGTATTGTTACATCTAAGTAAAACGGATGATCGTTTATTAAATAGTCAATGCCAATCGGTCTGTTGTATTTTTCACTAATAGATTCTACATAATATAGCATATTATGACAATCTAAAACATTATAAGTTTGTACAACTGGCGAAACATCTAAATTAACATTTTTTAGTTGTGCAATCT